ATCCAGAGATGCAAAAAGCTAAGGGTAAGCCTACTCAAGAAGACATGAAGCTTTTACCGGGCGAAACTATGCAAGACTTAAGTGAACGCTTGGCTGGCTTGCAAAGTAAACTTGAGCCTGTTATAGACATTCTTAAAGAAGGCAATGGTAAAACTGCTACAGAAATCACTTTGCACCCTGCAATGATTTCAGCAAAGAAAATGGAAAAGCAAATCCATGATCAGCTAGAAGAATCTGGAGCTAATAAACAGTTACGTGTAGCAGCTTTTGAATGTGCTTTGTTTGGTACAGGTGTTATGAAAGGTCCATTTGCCGTAGATAAAGAGTACCCTAACTGGGCTGAAGGTGGGGAATACTCACCAACTTATAAGACAGTACCCCAAACTTCTTCTGTTTCTATTTGGAACTTTTATCCAGACCCTGATGCAGCTAATATGGATGAAGCAGAGTATATTGTAGAACGTCATAAGATGTCTCGCTCACAATTACGTGCACTTAAACGCCGACCTTTCTTCCGCTCTAATGCTATTGATAACTCAATCAAGCTAGGTGAGTCTTATACTAAAGAGTGGTGGGAACAAGTAATGGAAGACGATGCTCAAGAAGCTAAGTCTGAGCGTTATGAAGTTCTTGAGTTCTGGGGTAATGTAGATAAAGAAGTTCTTGAAGGTCACGATATTGACATTCCTTCTGAGCTTTCTGATATGGATGAACTAAGTGTAAACATTTGGGTTTGTAACGGACAAGTCCTACGTCTAGTAATGAATCCTTTTACACCTGCAATTATTCCTTATTTTTCTATGCCCTATGAAGTAAGTCCTTACAGTTTCTTTGGTATTGGTATTGCAGAAAATATGGATGATACCCAAACTCTAATGAATGGGTTTATGCGTATGGCAGTAGATAATGCTGCACTATCAGGTAATATGCTTATTGAGGTTGACGAGACGAATCTCGTCCCAGGGCAAGACCTCTCCGTGTATCCAGGGAAGGTGTTCAGGAGACAGGGAGGGGCGCCTGGTCAAGCAATTTTTGGAACTAAGTTCCCTAACGTATCTAATGAAAACATGCAGATGTTTGACAAGGCAAGGGTATTAGCAGATGAATCAACAGGGTTTCCATCTTTCGCACACGGACAAACTGGAGTATCAGGAGTGGGAAGGACTGCTTCTGGCATTAGCATGCTTATGTCTGCAGCTAACGGCAGTATACGAAATGTTGTCAAGAACGTAGATGACTATTTACTGGGACCACTAGCTAAAGCCTTCTTTAGTTTTAACATGCAGTTTAACTACAATGAAGAAATTAAAGGTGATCTTGAAGTAAAAGCTCGTGGTACCGAAAGCTTAATGGCTAATGAAGTACGTAGCCAACGTTTGATGCAGTTTTTACAAGTTGTACAAAACCCTGTGTTAGCTCCATTTGCTAAGATGGATTACATTATTCGTGAAATCTGTAAGTCTATGGACCTTGACCCAGATAAGCTTGTAAACTCTATGTCCGATGCTGCAATCCAAGCTGAGATACTTAAAAAGTTTAAAGAAGAAAATCCACCACCACCTCCACCAGAAGGCCAAGCCCCTCAAGGTGGACAGCCTCAAGGTGCTCCTGAGGGCGCTCCAGCTGGCGCACAGGCTGAAGATCCTACAGGAGCAGGGGGTGGTACCATAGGTACTGGTACAGCTCCTACACCAGGAGAACAGGGCTTCTCAGCTAATACTGGCGAACAACAACAGGTACAATGAAACTAATCGTGAACAATACACTAAAGCCTTTTGTGAATAACCCAGAGTTATACACTCCGTTTATCGAAGAGATTGCTGAGCGGATCGCCTTTACACATGTAACACTAGAACAGTCTAGGGAGATTGATGAGATCTACAGGCTACAGGGTGAGATACGTGCACTAAGATCACTACTACGTTTGAGGGACAAAATTAATGGCAGCTCCTAAAACATCTATTAATCCTAAAGCCAGGCCACGGACTAAGACCGAAGAAAAAACTTTACGTGGTAGACCTGTGTGGATTGATCATACAGGTGAAGTTACTGGTGAAAAAGGAGCTAAATACTCTGAAGTAACTACAACTATTCCTTGGGGTACTGAGTGGATTACTGCACCTAGTGTTGATGAAAATGGTAAAAAACTTAGTGATGACGAAGTTAAACAACGTCTGCTAGAAACTAGAGGTAAAGACTTTATTACGGGAGAAAAACTTCCGACATTTTCTAATCCAGAAAAAGCTTCTGAGTATGCTCAGTGGAGGTCAGACACTATGTTTGATCAAGAAGCTATTGAACAGGGTTTTCCAGAAGAGTTTCCTATGGGGCCAGAACCTGAAAGAAAAGATCTTATAGATAGAAGTATTGATAAAGGTAAAGACTTTTTAGAGTACCTAACAACACCTAGCAAGCATGGTGTTTTTAACAAAGGTGGAGCAGTTATGAACGAACAAATGCAAATGGCTTTTATGCAAGAAGGTGGACTACAAGACGATGGCATGGATCAAGATCCAGTGTCAGGTAATGAAGTGCCTTCTGGCTCTATGGCTTCAGAGGTACGAGATGATATATCTGCTCAACTATCTGAAGGCGAGTATGTAGTACCTGCTGATGTTGTTAGATTTTTTGGGGTAAAGTTTTTTGAGGATCTTCGTGCTGAAGCAAAAATGGGCTTGCAAACTATGGAAGCTAATGGTAGAATCGGTGGTGAACCTGTAGATGAGCCTATGCAAGACGAAGGTGAAATGTCTGATGAGGAGTTTGAACAGCTTATACGGCAAGAGTTAGGCAGTATGCAGATGGCTGAAGGTGGTATGGTTCCTGATATGAATGAGGACTATGAGGTGGAATCTTCTGCTCCTGTAGCTTTTAATGAGGGTGGCTACGAACCGGGTGAAGGGGATACGAGTTTTAACCCATTTAGCTATATTGGACTTGGATCTACTTTAACTCCAGGGTATGTACCGCCACCAGAAGTAGGAACTGAGTCGCCTGTAGAGAGTGAGTCTTCTTGTGCAGCACGAGGTTTAATCTATAATCCTAACACTAAAATGTGCGATGTGCCTCAAAAAAAGTCTAGTGATAATGAAGAAACAGGTTCAGACGTAGAGGACTACACACCTAAAAAACCTGAAGTAGACTACTTCAAATTAGATGAAGAGAGTTTAAAAGCTTTAGGCACTGGTGAAGAAAAAGATGTCTTTGGTAACAAGGTGCTTAAAGCAGCTGGCGTCATGATGTCGGGGCCAATAACACTTGCTCTAGGTGCATTTAGTGCTGCAAAACAAGGTCAGTCTATTGCTCAGCTTAGAGCTGCTGCAAAAGTAGCTGAAGTAAGGGGTTTAAAAGACACCGCTAAACTTTTAAATACCAGAGCTGATACTCTAGTTGGAAACTCTTCTCCGCTTATACAAGGCTTAGATGACTTAAATTTACTTACAGGAAACAACTACTTTGCAGATCAAGTTAATTCATTTGGTGCAGAAGCAGAGTTAAGTAGGGATGAGATAGCTTTAGGTGGACTAGGTAAAGATAGAACTGATAAAGAGTTTAGAAAACTTATGGATGATTCTGCACCTAAAGGTATGGTTTACAAACCTGGAGAAGGTTATACAAGACCTGGCATTAGCAGTGGATCTTTACTACCTGATGCTTCTCCAAAACCTAAAACTAGACCTTCTGGAGATTCTTCTAATAATGATGATAACAGTCCAAGTGCTGCACAAATAGCTCAGGCTGCTGCAACGAAAGCTAGCTTGGATGAAAGCACTAAGGCTGAAGGACAGTCTGGAGGCTTTCAAGGTAGTGTAAGTAGTGGCTCTGTTTATGCAGGAGGTAATAGGGCTGAAGGCGGCTTAATGCTTAAGAAGAAACGTAAAAAATAATAAGGCTACTCGGCTACGGCTGACCCCAACATAAGGAGAATAATATGCCTGAACTAGCAGAAATGGAAACACCAAAAACTGCAGGATTCGTTGATCGTGGATACAACCATGCAAAGCGTAAGCAACGAATGGAAGATGAAGCAAAGGAGATTGCAGAACTTGAAGCTCAACAACGTGGAGAATCAACCGAAGACACAGAACAAGAAGTTGTCGAAGAAGAAACGCCCGATACAGAAGTTGAAGAAACAACGCTATCTGCAGAAGAAAAATCTTTTAAAAAACGATATGGTGATCTAAGACGCCATATGCAGCAGAAGGAAAAAGAGTGGGATGCTAAACTAGAAAACCTACAAAAAGCTTCTGCTAAAGCTGGCATTATTCCACCTAAGTCCGATGAAGATATTGAAGAGTGGGCTAAAGAGTACCCTGATGTAGCTGGTATTGTAGAAACAATTGCAGCCAAAAAAGCACAGGAAATGTTTGAAAAGGCTGACACTCGATTAAAAGAACTTGATGAAGCTCAAGCAGAAGCTTATCGAGTTAAGTCTGAAAATGAAATCCGTAAATCCCACTCAGATTTTGATGACCTACGTGAGGCAGATGAGTTTCATGACTGGGCTGATGCACAACCTAAGTGGGTTAAAGATGCACTGTATGAAAATGCAGATGATCCAGCCTCAGTAGTCCGTGTTATTGATCTTTATAAATCGGATAAAGGTCTTACTAAAGAGGCTAAGAAAGCAAATAAAAAAGCAGCAGCTTCACCAGTTACTAAACGCAGTAAGACAGAAGTAGATGTAGCTGATGCTAACGGTATGATTCGAGAGTCAGAAGTAGCTAATATGACTGATAAAGAATTTGAAGAACGCTCAGATGAAATTACTAAAGCAATGCGCAGCGGTAAATTTATCTATGACGTATCTGGTAATGCCAGATAAACTATTGACAAACAAAAAATCAATAGTATAACTAGGGACATAGAACAAAAGCCTCTATATGACTACCTTTTGTTCTGGTCCAATTTCCACAAGTCTAAACTATAAAGAACCACCTGTTCAAGTACAGGCCCGTAAACTAACGGTTGGCCGACTGTTAAATTTACGCACCCTAGAAAATGTAACAGCCTCTTATTGGTATTAGCTTTGTAACGAAGCCAACTATCAGGAGGATTTATTATGGCTTTTTCAACAGCAGGGGGATACGGTAACTTACCTAACGGTAACTTCTCATCCGTAATCTACTCCAAAAAAGTACAACTTGCTTTCCGCAAGAGTACTGTATGTGGTGACATCACCAACTCTGATTATTTCGGAGAGATCAGTGCCCAAGGCGACACTGTAAAAATCATTAAAGAACCTGAGATTTCCGTAAGCTCATATGCTCGTGGTACTAACATCTCAGCACAAGATCTTGACGATGAAGATTTCTCATTGGTTGTAGACAAAGCTAACTACTTTGCCTTCAAAATCGACGACATCGAGGAAGCTCACTCACATGTGAACTTCATGGATCTTGCAACCAACCGTGCAGCTTATCGTTTGGCTGACCAGCACGACCAAGAAGTTCTTGGCTACTTGGCTGGCTACAAGCAATCAGCTTTGCATACAGATGCCGATACAGTAAACTCTACTGTAAATGGCACTAAAGCAGTATCTACTGCTGGTTCAGATGAATTGCTTGCAAGCATGAAACTGAAAAAAGGTGACTTTGGTAACATTGCAACCGCTTCTGCAGGTGATCACTCGATCCCAGTTGCAGCACGTTTGCCTGGTGCCACAGCTCTTCCAACTGCTACAGCTTCACCAGCAATGGTTGTTGCTCGTATGGCTCGCCTCTTGGATCAACAGCAAGTTGATACTCAAGGACGGTGGCTAGTTGTTGACCCAGTATTTATGGAAGTACTTCGTGACGAGGATTCACGCCTCTTTAACGCAGACTTCGGTGAATCAGGTGGACTACGCAATGGTCTGATCTTGAATAACTTCCACGGTTTCCGTGTATACACTTCAAGCAACTTGCCTTCAGTTGGTACTGGTTCAGCTACTACAGGTACTGCAAACCAAAACGCTAACTACGGTGTTATCGTAGCTGGTCATGATTCTGCTGTCGCAACTGCGGAGCAAATCAACAAGACTGAAACTTATCGTGACCCTGACAGCTTCGCTGACATTGTTCGTGGTATGCATCTATACGGCCGCAAGATCCTTCGTCCAGAAGCTCTTGTCAACGCCAAATACAACTTGGCATAAGGGAGGACTAAACAATGGCTTTACAATCTCCAGTTCGTATTGAGACTGCCGTGATTGCTCACGGTGATCTTACAACTAGCTCAACTCACGAAATCGGTGTAGTTCCAAGCAATTGCGTGGTTCTTGCTGCTGGTTCTGAGTGTACTGCTGCAGCCACTGTCGGTGGTGCTAACGCAGTAAGCTACGGTGTAACAGGTGGTGACGTTGACATGCTTGGTACTGCTGATATTAATGGTGCTAAAACATTAGGTGCCACTACTACCACAGTAAACGGCATCACAAATGTCACAACTGCTGACACGACTATTACTGCATTGCTTGCAGGTTCAAATGCTCCATCAGCAGGTTCTTTCCAGTTCTTTGTAGTATATGCCCCAATGGGTGCTACTAAAGCTGCTGCGGAAGTAGACCGTGATACGCTTGCATAAGTGAACTAACCTTAGGGGCTGCTTTCGGGTGGCCCCTTTAGGCTACCTTAAGGGAACACAATGGCATATAATTACTTGGACCTTACAAATGAAGTTTTAGCTAGGTTTAATGAAGTAGCATTAACTTCATCAAATTTTGTTAATTCTCGGGGTTTTCAAACTCAATGTAAGAATGCAGTTAATGATGCTATTAACTATATAAATACTCGTGAATATGGTTGGCCATATAATCATGCGACACAAACAGAAACACTTGTAGCTGGTACTACAAGATATGCTATACCTGCTACAGCTAAACATGTTGACTATGATACATTTAGAATTATTAGAGATGACTCGTTAGGATCTCAAGGTAGGTCTTTAACTATCTTAGATTATAAAGATTACTTAAATAGGTTTATTGAACAAGAAGATAGGGTTAATGTAGGTGGAATACCTACTCATGTATTTAGAACGCCTGACAATAAGTTTGGATTTTTTCCTTATCCCGATAAGGCATACTCTGTAAAATTTGAATACTACGTTTATACAACAGCACTTAGTGCAACAACAGATGTACCTACAATACCTGAACAGTATCGTCAAGTTATTGTAGATGGAGCCACAGCTTTTGGATACCAGTACCGTGGTGAAGGTGGCGAATATCAATTAAACTTTGCAAGGTTTGAAGATGGTATTAAAAGTATGCAAAGTCTTCTTTCTAATAGAATGGACTATATACGTTCTACGGTAATACTTAAATCTACTATTGGAAGTAATATTTTATAATGGCAGATGAAGCAGGTCTTAATCCTTTTATCTTTCCTTGCCAAGGTGGACTAGTCCTTAACAGGTCTACGTTTACTATGCAACCGGGACAGGCTTTTGAGTTACAAAACTTTGAGCCTGACATTAAAGGTGGGTACAGACGTATTAATGGATACGTAAAATGGAATACTAATATTGTTCCACAATCTGCTACTGACACTGAAAAAGTTCTTATGTCAGTTTTTCATAAAGATGAAATTATAGCTGCTAGAGGGACTAAAGTATATAGAGCATCTAATGGTAGCAGTAATACTAATGGTGCTACTACTAACTCTGCTACAAGTATTACAGTAAATAGTACTGCAGGGTTTAGTGCTACTGGTACTATTTTAATTGGGTCAGAACAAGTTACTTACACTAGTATTGACTCCGTTACTTTTATTGGTTGCACTCGTGGTGCCAATAGTACAAGCGCAGCAGCACATGCAGATGATGCGGTAGTAACGCAATACTGGACTGAAATTGATACAGGACGTACAGGTGCAAAAAAGTATTCTCATTTTAGATACAATTTAGATGGTAATCCTACTGTTGTTTTTGCTGACGGGGCTAATCGTGCATCTTTATTTACATCAGGAAACTCCGTAACAGATATTAATACTACTAATGCTCCAGCAGATCCTCAGTTTGTTACAGGATTTAAGAATGCTTTATTCTTTGCCGGCATGACATCTAATCCCCAAGAGTTAGTATTTAGTGCACCTTATGGTCCTACTGATTTTACACCTGCTAATGGTGCTGGATCAATACGAGTAGACAGCCCTATTACTGGTATATTTCCTTTTCGTGATTCTTTATTTATTTTTTGTGAAGAGCGTATTTTTAGACTTGATGGTAATACTATAGCAGACTTTCAGCTACAGCCCGTATCAAGAAACATTGGTTGTATGAATGGTTTTACCATACAAGAATTTGCAGGGGATATTGTATTCTTAGGTAGAGATGGTTTAAGAACTGTTGCAGGAACTGAACGTATTGGTGACGTTGAACTTGGATCAATTAGTACTCCTGTCCATCAACTGTTTAATGTCTATTCTGATATTTCTGAATTTGATTCAGTTATTGTTCCAGATAAAACTCAATATAGAATATTCTTTTGCGATACGTCTGGTAACGATGCAAGAACTAAAGAACGTACTAAAGGTGTAATCTGTCATAGAACTGCAGAGGGTTACGAGTTTGCTGAAACTTTAGGTATTCAACCTTCTTGCACAGATCACATAAATGAAGATGGTGTTGTATATGTAATACATGGTGGTTATGATGGCTATGTATATCAACAAGAACAAGGTAATACTTTTGATGGCACCACTATTATTGGTAGATATAGATCCCCAGATATTACTATGGGTGATGCAGGTATAAGAAAACAATTTCAACGGACAGTAATTAACTACGCACCTGAAGGTAATGTAAACTCGGATTTATTTGTAAGGTACGACTATGAAGACCCTAACTCTGCAAGACCTGCAGCTTATCCTTTTGATTCAAGTAAAGTTGTGGCTTTGTATGGTACAGGCGAGTATGGAACAGTTACATACGGAGGTCAATCAAACCCATTGATTAGGCAACCAATAGAAGGTTCAGGTTTTGCGATAGCATTGCGTGTTGTGGATAATGGTGTGTCAGTACCTTATTCACTTAAAGGCTTTCAGTTAGAATTTAAAGCAGCCGCTAGGAGATAGAATATGGCAGGTTACGCACGGCAGAGTACGTATACAGACGGTGACATTATTCAGGCATCAGACTCTAATGACGAGTTCGATCAGCTTGTTGCTGCATTTAACGCACTTACTGGACACAAACATGATGGTACTGCAGCAGAAGGTCCGATTATTGGCTTCTTAGGTGATCCTGGTGTAGGTACAGCCCTAAACAAAATTGAAGTGGATGCTAGTAATAGCAGAATTAAATTTTCTATTAATGTTTCTACTGTATCTACAAACAAAATCTTTTTTCAATCAGAAGGTATTATCCCTGCAACGAACAATGATATTGATTTAGGCAGCAGTTCTCTGAAGTTTAAAGATGGTTACTTTGCAGGTAATCTTGATGTAGCTGGTAACATTACTCTTGGTGGTAACATTACATTAGGTGATGCAGATACAGATGGCATTACACTAAACTCTGAGATTGCTTCTCATGTAATTCCTGATGCAGATGATACTTATGACTTAGGTGAGGTAGGTAAAGAGTGGCGTAATCTTTATGTTGATGGTACTGCTAATATTGACTCTCTGGTAGCTGATACTGCAGACATTAACGGTGGTACTATTGATGGTGCTACTATTGCTACTTCAGACATTACCGTAGGCTCAGGCAAGACACTTGATGTATCTGCGGGTACACTTACACTAGCTGCGGATCAAATCTCTGGTGATAAAGTTGAAGGTGGTACAATTAATGCTGTCACCATTACAACACTAACATCTACTACAGGCAACATTACAAATGTAAACTCTACTACAATAGACACCGCTAATATTGAAGTAACTAATATTAAAGCTAAAGATGGCACAGCAGCAGCTACAATAGCTGACTCTACTGGTGTTATTACAGTACCATCTGCAGTACTAACTACAGCAGACATCAACGGTGGTACAATAGACGGTGTAACTATTGGCGGCTCTAGTGCAGGTGATATTACTTTCGCTAACCTGTCGGATGGTACAATTACTGCTACAGCATTTGTCGATGAAGATGATATGTCTTCTGACTCTGCTACCCTTATCCCCACACAGCAATCAGTTAAAGCTTACGTAGATGCACAAGTAACTGCACAAGACCTTGACTTCCAAGGTGATAGTGGTGGTGCATTAAGTATTGATTTAGATAGTGAAACCTTGACAATTGCAGGTGGAACTGGTATAACTACCACTGGTTCTGGTAATACAGTAACAGCAGCTATTGACTCTACTGTAGCTACACTTACTGGCACTCAGACTATTACAAACAAGACTATTGATGTAGATAATAATACTGTATCTAATATTGAAGTAGATAACTTTAAAGCTTCTGCTATTGTAACTGAGTCAGAAGGTATTGGTTCAAGTGACAATGACACTTCATTACCTACCAGTGCTGCAGTAAAAGATTATGTAGACACAGCAATTACTGCAGAAGATCTTGACATCACTACAGATTCTGGTACAATAGCTATTGATTTAGATAGCGAGACACTTACTGTAGCTGGTGGTACAGGTCTGGCTTCAAGTGCTACAAGCAATACAGTAACTCTAGCGATTGATAATACAGTAACTACACTTACTGGAACACAGACGCTAACGAATAAGA